TGCTACCGCAGTCCCTTATAGACGAGCAGACACAGCTAGAACGGGATCAGATTAGTCAAGGACTTAAGGGTCTTAATGATAATACTATGCGATTAGAAGATAAGAGTTATGCCTCTGCTTCTGTCTATGGTATTGCATCTATTGATACTATCTTACCATTAGTTGTTACAAGTATAGAGGAAACTCACAATCGAATTCACGCAGGTCATACTGGTATAGCATTTAAAGAGATACATCAATACTTAGCAGACTTAGAGCCATTGGCAGCAGCTGCAATAGCATGTAAGATAACCTTTGATAAAGTCTTTAGCTTTAAGGAAGGTAGTAACTATGCTACTAATGTATGTGATTGTATTGGGCATGCTATAGAAGATGAATGCCAGATGAGATATTATGAGGAAACAGCGCCAGGATTATTAGCTACACTAAAGAAGAACTATTGGCATAAGTCTAAAGGTACACAACAAAGACTCATATCAATACAGACCTTAATGAATAAGTCTGATGTTCAGCAGTGGCAAGGATGGGGAAGATCCATTCGTGTTAAGCTAGGAGGCTGGTTATTAGACTGTATCATGGAATCAAGTGGTTGGTTCTTTAAACAAGCCCTCAGAGAGGGACGTAAGACCACTGTATACGTGTTACCTACTCCTGAGTTCATGGACATTAAGGACGAAGTAATGGACAATGCACAGCTATTTAGCCCACTTGCATGGCCTATGCTCGTACCTCCTAATGACTGGGGAAGAGATGGGAAACAAGGCGGATATATACTCAATGAGGTCATGAAAGGACATGATCTTGTACGAAGGGGCGACAGCCACCGTATACAGGGAGAAACACCAGTTGACTTCTTGAATAAGATTCAGAAAGTCGGGTACAAATTAAACCCATTCATAGTGGATGTTGCGAAGCATCTTGAAGCTAGAAGAATTAGTGTAGGAAAATTCCTTCCTGTAATGGATTACGATCTACCTCCTAAACCAGTAGATATAGCAGATAACGAAGAAGCTCGTAGAGAGTACCGACGTAATGCTGCTGAAGTAATGAATAAGAGAGCGCAAGAAGTCAGGCGAAGTTGTAGAACTAGAATGACTATGAAGGCGGTAGATAGGTTTAGAGATAGAGACAGGTTTTATATACCGTGGTCTTTTGATTACCGTGGGAGGGCATACCCTATCCCAGCTTTCTTAACTCCACAAGATACTGACTTCGGCAAGGCACTGATTGTCTTCGCTGATGAATCACCCGTCACACATGATGCACACAAATGGCTTGCGTTTCAGGTTGCAACTACTTATGGTCTGGATAAAGATACATGGGAAGTCCGTCAAAGCTGGGTTAAAGCAAACCATCCGCTCATCACTAGGATTGCAAGATTCCCGATAGAATCCTTGCCCGAGTGGGAAGTAGCGGAGGAACCATTTCAATTCCTGGCTGCATGTGAAGAATACTATTCATGTGTAATACATAAGAAGCGTACTACTACACGATTATGTGTAGCTACCGATGCGACTTGCTCAGGATTACAAATACTTGCAGGATTAGCACGAGATAAATCAACTGCTAAACTTGTTAATGTATTACCATCTGATATACCACAAGATGCATATAAGGTAGTAGCTGAACACTCTAAACCACATATACCTGAATACTTACATAATGTATGGTCTAGGAAAAGTGTAAAGAGAGTAGTTATGACAATTCCATATAATGCTAAACCTTTCTCTAATCGTTCCTACATCAGGGATGCATTGAAAGAAGATGGTATTGATATAGATAAAGATGATCTCACAATCGTTGTCGCCGCTGTACGTCAGGCTATGCATGATATAGTTCCTGGTCCAATGGCAGTAATGAAATGGATTGAAACTGAGGTAGCTAATGCTATTAAGAATGGTGCTACATTTCTTAGATGGACAACACCATCTGGCTTTGAAGTTAACCAACGCTTAATGAAGAAGAAGGTAGAGATCATTGACCTTAAGTTATTAGGTCGCTGTCGTCTTAAGGTAGCTACTGAAGATGGAGATAAAATAGATAGGAATAGACATAAGGCTGCAACAGCCCCTAATCTGATACATTCACTAGATGCTAGCTTGCTACATCTGAGTGTTAAACGGTTTGATGCACCTATAGCATTGATTCATGACAGTGTACTAAGTAGAGCTACAGATATGTCATTACTTGCTACAATAGTAAGGGAAACATACATGCATCTATTCGCTGAGAATGATTACTTAACGACCTTTGCTGCTGAGATAGGCGCAAAGAATGACCCACCGATTATTGGTGACCTTGAACCGGCATCAGTAATTGACTCAACATATTTCTTTTGTTAAATGCACCACTATTCATTATTCGATACCTTTTTCAGACCTCCTACTATATTAGTTGTCTCGGAAGAGAGACTAAAACAGGCTGAGAAAGAACAGAAAAGAAAACAATTAACTGCGGTCGATGAAAGACTGACAGAACTAAGAGACTACCGTCAAGAACTTGCTAAAGAACTTGATGAACTTGAAACACCACAATCCTTAGAGGAGGCGTTAACCGGTGAGTAGAACTATTCACAAGACTGATCAACCTGTTACCCTTGAAGGCTTCCAAGCTGTACTATCACCTAGTAAGTTTGGTTACTCATTGGCTGCTATTGTTGACGCAACCGTTGTTGACAAATTAGAAACGGAAAGAACTGATGTCCTTAAATGGGCAGAATCAAAACTCAAGAATCCTAAGAGATCCACGCTCAAGCCTGAGCCATGGGAAGAAGTCTCAAAGGGTAAATATAAAATAAAGTTCTCATGGAATGAGGACAATAGACCACCTGTTGTAGACACAGAAGGTACACAAGTAACAGATGCAAAGACACCGCTATATGCAGGATCTACAGTTAAACTTGGTTTCTATCAAAAGCCATATATCCTCAGAGATGGAGTTACCTATGGTAGTTCTCTTAAGTTGGTTGGTGTACAAGTTGTCTCATTAAAGAGTGAGGCAGGTGTAGATACTGGTGACTTAGATGCTAATGAAGTAGCTGAGTTATTTGGTAAATCATCTGGATTCAAAACAGCTGATCCAAATGTAACTCCAACCACCAATGAAACGGAAACCGAAGAAGAAGACTTCTAAATACAAATCTGGTTTAGAAGAACAAGTTGCTAAATTATTAGAAGGTCTCGGAGTATCTTATGAATACGAATCTTGTAAGATTCCTTATACCATTCAGCATCATTACCACCCTGATTTTATACTGCCAAACCACGTACACCTTGAAGCAAAGGGGTACTGGTCAGCACCAGACAGACGTAAGATTGCTGCCGTAAAAAGAGATAATCCTGATTTAGATTTGCGTATGGTATTTCAAGCTCCCTTTAATAAGATAAGTAAAGGAAGCAAGACAACGTATGCCAAATGGTGCGAGAAGCACGACATACCTTGGACTAGCTTCCACGATATACCACTCGATTGGTTAATATAATGACC